TAGGTACTTTATTTACATTATCTGCTATCAAAGTTATAAAGCCAGTTTCACCTTTTTCTTTCGTTTCATTAACTATTGGATATCCATTAACTATACCTGGCAAATAAACGTTATAGTAATCTTGTTGTTGCTGCTTTACAACAGGCTTGTACATATAAAAACCTAAAGGGTTTATAGTATACGTAGCGTAAGTATGTTCTCTTGCTTGTTTGCTAGGTTCTGTTGTAACTGGGTTAGGTGTGTTATCAAATAAGTAATCAGTGGCAACCTCTTCATCTGTGTAAAAAACAACCGCTTTTGCGTCATTGTTATTATCCAAAATAGCTGTAACGTTATACATTTGAGTATAATCTATATAAAGCCCCCTTAATTTTTGACCTGAAAAGAAATAATTCTGATAAGTTGTAGCAAAATTAGGAAACAAAGATCTAACCGCGTCTCCTGTTCCAGCGCCTGTTGTATATTTATATCTATTACTTGACGTGTATAACACCTCAACCTTAACAACTACGTCTAATGCAACGCCATCATTGAATGTTATTCTTGTATAATCATCACTGTAGGTGTTATAAGGTGATTGCGTGTAGCTAGATTCTTCTTGAAGCACCCACCCGTTGCCAAAGTTCTTGAACACGTTGAACGTGTTGTCTAAACCTGTAGCGTCTGAAAATAAAACAGAAGTATCAAAAACTGTTTGATCTAAAGTAGAGACAAGACACTGAGTTCCTAAACTTAAAAAGAAAGGATATAAAGCGCTAGGTGAATCTGGAGTTCTTGAATCAACAGTGTAATAATTACCAGTTGCATAAGCTCCAGGATAACCTGATATACCTATGTTTCCCTCTGGTATTTGCTGTAAATAAAACAAAGCTAAATTGTCACCTTTCCAATCAGCAACTTTACTTCCAAAATTACCTTTTTTGTAGTCGTTAAAGTAGTTAGATCCGGGTTGCGGATTTCCATCAGCATCTAATAAACCATCTTGAGAAGATAAAATTACATCAGTATGTCTTCCGTATTTATCAGCTAGTACTAAACCTACTTGATAATTTCTATTCTGTTTAGCTGAATGTTGTGGGTATTCTATAAATTGTTGTGTAGATTTTTCTTTAGAACCGACATAATAACTTAAGCTATCTGGAGCACTGTGGCCAGATAAATAATTACCATACATTACTCTATTGCCTGAAGTTTCTTGAGCTAAAGCTCTAACTGGCACTTTATCAAAAACTCTAATGTTTTGAGCCTCTGGAAGAGTTGTTACTGGTAATCTTGATTGGTAAGAGTATTGATATATATTAGTACCATTCAAGCTTTGTATAAAAGAAGCATTAACTCTAATTGTTTCTATAACTTTAAAAGCCAAAGAGTCTGATTCTGTAAACAATATATCTATTTCAGTTATTTTGTAATTATTGATAATATCATTACAAGGAAGTGTTATATTTAAAACGGCATTGTTTATAGAGTTTTGCATCCATTCAACAACTGTAGTTATAAAAGCGTTGTTTTCGTCATTATTAACAAATATACCTTCTTGATAAGGTATAAAAACATCTTGACTAAAAGGTGCTACTGTAGAATACTCGTTATCTTCAAACTTAAATCTATAACTAAATCTAGCAAACTTTTCAGATAAAAAATCAGGATCACCATTCCAACCGTTGTAACCGGAGTTTCTAAGTACTCTAACGGAATAACCATCTGAAGTATTTCCATCAGACCCTTGTGTTATAATACTTGTTGGGTTCCATTGAGCATAGCTGTTAGTAGCTAAGTCACTAGCCCAAAACCTACCAGCAGTTGTTATCGAAGAAAAACCATCCCCACCCGTGCCAGCTGTTCTTCTATATCCAGCTGGTTTAATGTTAGTACCAACTAAATTATTGCCTTCTTGGTAACCAGAAGCTGTAACATCCCATAGATCTATAGACCTCCAGTTTTGACCTGCTGTTGATGGACCAGCACCAATAATATTAGCCCATTCATCAGCTGTAGGTATTCTAAAACCAGTTGGAGCAAGTTGTCTAGGGTCTAGTACAGCCCACTTGTTATATAAAATCCCGTAAGTAACACCGTTGCCTAAAGAATTGTCGTAATAGCACCATCTACCCTCTTGAGCAACGTCTGCAGCATCCCACTCGGCTCTTGTTTTAGCTTCAATTATTTCTTCGCCGTTTCTATATTTTTTTACAGCTAAGTTTTGAGTGCTTAAATCATATATACCAACCTCAACAATAACCGGATCTTGAGCATCAGACATTGTAGAAGGTCTTATGCTATCTGTGTAGTTTGCGAAATCTTGAGGATTAGCTCTTAAGTTTGTAAACTCAGGAGCTTTATAAGGTGAAAATTTAGCTACTGATATTTGGTCTTCATTGAAATAGTGGGTTAATGGAGGAGCGTCTACTTTTATTTTTCTAGGCTGATTTCTATTATCTGTGAAGAATAATTGATTTTCAATCAAACTAATACCGTGCATTCTTTCGGTTGTAGAAAAATTTAAAAAACTTCCATTAACCAATGTTACATTTACATTTGTAATAGTATTATAAACACCAATAGTACAAACAGCGTCAAACGGAGCCTTTACTTCTTGCGTGTGGTTTGTTCTAAAGTAATATACTAAAGAATTTGACTCATCTACATAAGTTCCTATTATAAAATCATTGCCTGATGCTAGTAAGCCTGTCTCGTAGTTACCTCTAATAGACTCTAAAGCCCCAACATCGCTGTTTTCTGATCTAGAAACAGCTATATTTAAAGCGTCTCTGTATTCTGAATTAGGAATAAGTCTTTCGTCCAAATCCTTATTCATTTTAGATTTTATAAAACTATTTTTAGCTTCTGCCATTTTATTTTAGTGTTTAATCTGTTTAGATTTACCTCTCATTACTTGAGCAATTTCGCCTAGTTTAATGTTAGACAATCTAATTTTAGCATTTCTAAGTTTTGCGCTTTTTTCACGTTTAAGTCTTTGAACAACATACTCTGGTTGGTTTCGTCTTGTAGATATTACAGCATGTAATATATACGCGTACAAAGCTTCCTCAGCCATTTTAGGTACTCTAGAGTCCATGTCATAAGCTAAGCCATCTGATACGTATTCTAACAATATTAAGTTATTAACTAAACCGCTGGAAAAAGACATTTTACCTTCTCTTTCGTTTAAATTAAAGTAACCATTGCTTTGTGCATATTGAGGATCTAAGCCGTACTTTTGCCCCCAATCTCTACGTATTAAAGAACCGTCTTCTTGAAAAGAAGTTCCATAAAAATTAGAACTAGAGCCCGTGTCTGGGCTAGAGTTTAAGTAATTATTTAAGTCTTGATTACCAGCACTATGCCATCTTTCTTGTATAATAGAAGTACCCTCTACGTTGTTACCAAAATTGTCTTGAGTAGGTATACCTGTAGAATCTTGTATATTAGTATAATAAGGACTATTAGTCAAGTTATTAGTAGGGTATATAACATGTTTAACGCCAAATCTATCTATCCAAGAAGTTCTAACGTAATTTACGTAGTCTTGGGGTAACGGTAGTGTTAAGCTTGGTGGAATCGTTAATTCCGATGTCTTGATGCTTTTTAAAGTGTCAAAGCTAAATTCTTGTAATCCTCTTTTAGCATGAAATATTATATCCGTTCTTTTTACATTAGGTATTAACTTTTGATCGCCTACATATGCTACTAAAAAATTATTTATAACATCATTTAAAGTTGTATAAGCGTAACCCCCATAGTTGTCTTCAACTACTTGACCGTAAGCTTTTTCTGTATCGTTGTTACCATATTTTCCACCTGTTAATATTTTTAACTGAACGACTACATACAGACTACTAGCAGGTTCTGATCCAACTGGAAAGGTTATAGTATTGCCAGACACTGAAAACTCAGATAAATACTCTAAATAAGTGCCAGGAATTCCTGTTGGGCTAGTGTAAAGTTTAAAATTATTAAGAGTGTACTCCGGTAAATTCTCGTCCCATGTTTTAAAATACAAATCGGTATTAAAGTCTGTAGTAAAACCAGCATCGCTATAGTTGTACCCTCTAAATTCTTGAGCGCCTTCATAATACTGTCTAGCATTCTCAGTTATTAATCCATTACTTTCTGGTGTTATAGCCATTTTTTATTAACTTTTTTCGTTTTGTTCTTCTTTTTGAATCTCAGCTGCCGCAGCTTGAACAATTGTGTTGTCTTTTATCACTATCCCAGCATAAAGCAGTATTTGAATTATAACATTTGTTTGCTCTGTTGGGTTTAGCTCGAAGTCAATTGAGCTATCAGGGTTGTATATATAATAACCGCCACCAGAAACTGATGTGTTAAAATTCCAAACCACATCGTTTGGTTTTCTAATATAAGTGGCTTGTACGTTACTATTTATAGTACTAGGGTGCACAATTATTTTATTGTTGTTATATATATAAACAGGAAAGTTTTTACAGGGCTTAGATATAGACGATAAATTTAACAGAGCTAACTCGTTTCTTTGAACAGGCTGCACTGATTTATCTCCGTCATAAAACACCGTACCAAGTTTGTAGAAATTTTCAGGATATAAAACAATTCTCAATGTACTACCAGTTGGTATCGCACCATTTGTTAATTGCAAAGCACCTCCTGTTATAGTGTAGTTAGAGTAAGGAACGCCATTGCTTCCAGTTGGTGACTCTAATGTAACAACAACATTACTAGTTTCTACTTGAGCTTGAGTTATTGTAGTTAAAGGAAAAGAAACTACAGTGTTTTGAGTAGCTAACACTTGAGTTCCACTTGAAGCGCCTGAAGAGCTTGGGGTTGTAAAAAAAGCTGGTTGACTAGCAGCTGCCGGTGTATATAAGCAATCACCTATTTCTTTTAAGGTATCTAAAGACTCTTGCGCTGTCTTAAGGCGGTTTGAGTACTCTGTTTCGTTTTGTGGGCCACGTGATTGTTGGTTTATTGTTTCAAAGTAAGTATCAACAATGTCTAACTGAACTTGAGTAGCTAGCTTGTTAAATTCACTAGGAGTTAAGTAACCTCTTTGTTCTTTGTTTATTATTAACAAGACTGTTTTATAAACTTGATCTACGTTTATGGCCATTTTATATTTTTATTAATTATAGCAGTTAGGCCACTTTTAAAGTGACCTAGCTACTACATAGTATTACTTGTTTTTATAGTTTTTTATCTATAGACTTGTAAATTTCAACACCTTCGTCGGTTTTTAAGAAAGCCGCAAAAGCTGAATAAGGATTTTCGTCAAATGGTACATTCATTAATTTTCTACCGTTTGATCCCCATGTGAAAGTTCTTTGATCCTGAGATAATTTAATTATACTTGCCTCAGAAGCTCTGATGGCAAAGTTTCGTAGCATAACATTTTCATCGTTAGCTAAGTTTATAAACAATACAGGGTTTTGTCTAGCGAATAAAAGTAAGTCTCTTCTAAGCTCTTTAGAACTCATAGAGTTAACTTTAGATCCTAGTTCAACTCTTAATATTGCTTCTGCTTGATCTACATCCATTGATCTAGCCGCATTTAAAGCATCAATTTGAAGATCTAAAATATCTAATTGATCTCCTGCTTCCTCAACAGCGCTAAACTCTTCATACATTTTACCTTTTAAAGGGTGGTAAAGTGAAAGCAGTTTCTGTAAGTTTTGTTTTTCTTTTGGTACTTTTAAATCTCCGTCTTGAAAAGTTATATGACCCATAGTACATTCCCCTTTTTGTTCATCAACAAGTGGAGAGCTTTGGTTTGTTGCGTATTTAATTTCCCGTTGTGTACCGATTTCAGCATCAAAATATAAAAGCGAGTGCTTTCTAGTATGCTTACTAGGTATAGTTAATGTTAAAGGAGATTTATTACCTTTAAGATAGTATATTCTATCTTTGATTTCCCACGTTGGTTTTGTGGGTTGTTGAACTGTTGTTTTTTCCGCAACAGTTGATTCAGCATAATTAATTTCATTAATTACCTCTTCTGTAGCAACATTTTTTGTTGCAGTTTTTGTAGCTTGTTTAGCCATAATATAATATAATTAAATAGTTTAAAATTGTGACAATAGCCATAGTATATAACTAGTAAGGGGCTAATGTCATATAAAAAATCCCCACCCGAAGGCAGGGATTGTTATTGTTAAGTTACTATACTCCTTTGAAAAGTACAAAGTTGTTAGCAGCTTGAGTTACTAAACATCTTTCAGATAAGAAGTTTACTTCCATAGCATCTAAAGTTGATGTGTAAGCTCCTCCAGCAGAACCAGTTAACCAAGACTTCATACGACGATCATCAGACTGTGAAGCTCTGTATCGTACGTGTAAAAATGGTCGACGGATGTTAGTTCCTAAGATCTGATCGTAAACAGTAGAAGTTCCAGCAGGTACTAATACACCTTCGATAGAGCTAACACCATCAATACCTCCACGAGTAGAAGCGTCGTTTAAGTATTTCCAGTCAGTCTTATAGAAGTCGTAAGATCCTCTACGGAAACCGCTAAATCCTAAGTTCAAAGCCATATCTTCTGAATTTTCAAATAATCCAAAAGAGCTACCACCTTGGTAAAGTCCAGTAGAAGGTCCACCAACACCAGCTAACATATCATCAAAATCAAGAGATGTTTGTCTTTGTAAGAATAACATGTTTTCTTCAATTGCTCCTTGAGTATCTAAGTTTTTCAAGATAGCATCAAAATCAGCTAATCCAGTAGCAGCAGTAAAACCTGTGTTTACATTACCACGATCTTCGATAGCAGCAAATAAACCCTGAGTACCAGGTAAAGCAGCAGCACCATAATTAGCAAGTGGGGTAGCGTTAACATTTAGTTCACCTTCAACTACAGACATTTCTAAGTGATCTTCAAAACGTAAACGAGTTTCAGATTCAGCTTTTAAATACCATAAGAATCCAGATGTTCCATCTTCAGTTGCAACTTCAACCCATCCAATTTGTGCCATATCAGATCCAGATACTACGTATTGATCTCTAATAATAACAGGAGAGTTTGCGTACTGAGTAAGTACAGGCTCTACACTAACTCTGTCAGCAGAATTTCCACCACCAGCGCCAATGCTAGTTCCTTTACTATATGCAGAACCGTATACAAATACTTTCAAAGTAGCTGCAGGTGTTGCAAATCCATCAGTTGTAAGAGAAGTAGCTCCAAAAGGTTGTACTGTAATAGTTCCACCAGCGGTACCTGTTCCGGCTACAGCTGTGACAATACCTTTTGATTCTAATCCAGCAGGATCTAAAACAACTACAGTATCATTTATAGATATAACATTCAAAGCAGTTGCTCCACCACCTAAAGTGATTATAGAAGCTTGGTTAGCTCCAGCATCTACAAATGAACAGCTGTCATATGCAATATGTAATCTATTTTGTTCTGACCAAATTACTTGATCTGAAGTCATTGGTAATTCAGCACCTACCATGCGTAAGAATCCAGATAACGTACGGTTTCCGTAACGCTCTACTTCTTGCTCATAAATTTCAGGTAAATACTGTTGCGCGAAAGTTCCACCTCCCGCGGCATCGTTAAAAGTTAGGTAGTTTGTGTTTAATACCTGCTGCGTTTGAGAAGGGATTATACTACCAAATGTTGGAGTTAAAGCCATAATTTTTAGTTTTTTTAGTTAAATTTTTTTGTTTTAATTTTCAGCTTTGAAGAGTCCATGCCACTAATAGCTTTAACTTTGAAACCATTTACAAAAACATTACCGTCACTAGTAGGCCTTGGGCTTGTACTAGGGTTTTTTGAGCTGTTAACAACATCTCTTACGGCATCAGCTTTACCTTGTTCGTAAAAATGATTAGCTAGTTTATCAGTATTCATAGCAGCATATAGAGCTTTGTGGTATTCTTTGTGATTTATAACATTACCGTCATCGTCTAAGAACTTCTTAACGAAATTGTTAATGTCAGATTGTTTTTCAGCAACAGCATCTTTGTTTTGCAGTCCGTATCTAAATTTTTTCTCTCCAACTTCGAAATCAAAACCTTTGAAATCTTCGTTGAATAATTCTTTAGTTTGGGACTTAAACTGATCCTGCTTCTGCACAGCTCTACTCTGGTCTTCTTGGTAGCGATTGAAAAAATCCGTAGCTTTTTGTTGGTCTTGAGTTACGCCCGGTCTCAACTTGATCTCGTCGTAGTACTTACTCTTTGTTTCCTCTAAAAAGTTTTTGGCTTTAGCAACCTCTTCCTTTAACGCAAGCTTCTTTTTGCGTATATCTATATCCTCATCTAATTCTTCGTCATAACTATAGTCTTCTAATAAGAGACTCACGTCATCGTTTTCTAGATAAGGTTTTGTTTTTAAATAATATTCTTTAAGAAGCACTTCGTCAGATACATTTGAATAGTCAGCGTTTAATCTAACGTAATCTTCAACTGTTCCGCCTGTGTCTTCCATAAAAGAAACTAACTTCTCTACGTTTTCAGGTAAAGCTTTTCCTAGTATCTTTTCATCTCTCAAAGCTTCTTTAGCTTCTGCTACCACTTGTTTTACCTCTTTTTTTTCCTCTTCAGTTACCTCTTGTATTTGTTGAAAATCTTCAACAGCTACAGGTTCTGGCGCGGAAACTTCTTTAGCTTGTTCTTTGACAGGTTCTTCACTAGGTATTACTACCTTTGTAACTTCTGGTTCAGTTTCAATTAAAGGTTCTTTGATGTTAACCTTTATAGGTCCATCGTTTTGTGGTGTTAATTTTTTTGGAGTTTTCTTTTTAATTTTAAACTCACCTTCCTGCTTAACAGGTTCTTCTTGTTTTACTTCTGACATAATATAATATAATTAAATAATTGTGTTTACTCTTTATCTAGGACTGAACTGTTCTAAGCCAAAACCTCCTAGACTATCGTTACTTGACTCAAAGTTTTTAGGTAACAAGTCATTTTTTCTTTGATCTATTAACTCAGACTGTTGAGTTGCTTGGATTTTAGTTCTTTCGTCTTTTCTATCTTCTATTTCTTTTTCTCTTTCAGCTTCTCTTTGTATAGTAGCTTGAGCTAGTTGCATTTGATAATTAAACTCTTCTGCCATTAACTCTTTTTTAATTGCAGCCTCTGTTTGCATTCTTTGCGTTTCAAATTGCGACTTAGCTTGCTCTATATTAACTTTTTCTTGAGTTAAAGCTTGTTGTTTTTGTACTTCAAATAAAGCTGCTTTTTCTGCACTCTCAGCATTAGCCTGAGCTTGGGCTTGTATGTTAGCCATTTGCTTAGCTTGCTCTTCTTTAGCTTTAACAGCTCTTTTTTGCTTAAGCATTTGATTTGCTAGCTTTAAGTTTTTAACCTGTCTAATATCTATAGCATCGTCAAGGTCAATTCCGCCTGCTTGTAAGGCTATTTGTACGTTTTGTTCTAAAAGTTGTTTTTCTTCTTCGTCTGGTTCTAGTTCTAAAAATATACCAAAGTCATGTAAATTTAAGTTTTGAACTTCTTTAAGCGTGCCTACGTTGTAGGAAGATATACTTTGTTGGAGAGCGTTAGCTGTTAATGGATTGTTTAATACATCAGAAATCCTAAGAGATATGTTTTCGCAGGTTTTAAGGGTTAAATATAGACTAGACTGTAATATGTGTCTAGTTGCAACATTGGATGCATTAGCAGCCATCTTTTGCAGTCCTACCAAAGAGTTTTTATCCATAGCAGAACCATCTCTAGCTTCATTCAATCCAGTTACGTCACGTATCATTTGTAAATAATACTGATACGTTTGTATTAAGCTTTGTATTTTAGCTTGTCCGCTGGAAGAATTAAGCTCTTGAATAGGTACTTTACCTCTGTTTAATTCACCGTCTTGAGTGAGCGATCTACCAACTATAGAACCAGTCTGAAAATACATATTTAATGCTTCCGCAGGGTTGTAGTTAGTTCCATTACCAAGATCTACCTCAGCTAAACCATCCATGTCTAAGAAAACACCGTCTGGCACTATTCTAGACATAACTTGTTGAAGTTTCAAATGAGTCAATTGAATCATATCAGCAAAACCAGTTACCTTACTTACGATAGAGTCTATGCGACCTTTGTACATTCTAGGTGCCGTTATAGCGTAATTCATTTCTACCTTAGTAGTATCAGCAAATGGTCTTGTCATGTTTTCTGACATTTCCCACTGCAGCATTTCCTGTGTTCCAATTATTTTAGCACCTGTGTATAAAACTTCAATAGACCTAGACACTCTTTCAAAGTTGTCGCTAGGTGGTGGATTAAACGAGTCTGTTTTTTCAATAGCTTTTTCTAAGCCGTTATTTCCAATTTTAATTTTAAAAACTTGGTCCATATAAGTTTTGTATTCAAAATACATAACTTGAACTGTGTTTTCATCGTAGTTACCCCAACCTGATATATATTGCCGGTTTCCAGGCATGCTTTGTATTCTATATAACTCCTCATCAGTTATGTGAGGAAACTGCTTTTTTAGTTCTGGGATTGTTACAGCTTTAACTTCGCCAACATAATAAACATCATCAAAATTAGGGTCTTCTGTATAAGAGTATACCATATAAGCTGGATCAACATAATCAACAGTTATACCGTTAGATGTGTTGAAGTTTGTTTTTACCGCTGCAATACCTAAAACTGTTAGATCATAATTTAATCTACGTCTAGTTAAGTCCCATTTATTTTGAGCTAGTGTATTAGATATAGCCTCTTCTTCAGCTATTTCTATAGACTGCTTGTAAGAAAGTTGCATATGTAGGTCAAGTTCTTCTTGAGTTTCCGGCAACTCATTTTGAGGTAAACCAGAGTTCATAAAGTTTTGTCCTGTTACAGCGTTAGCCTTTGCTATTAAATCTTTAGAGTACATATCTCTAAGTATAGCTTCAGCATAGCCACTACGTTTTTTCATAGACTCAGGGTCTTGAGCAAACGCTTTAATGTCATATGTTTTATTAGACATACCGTTAACAACTATGTCTACAAACTTAGATATAACAGGTACAGGTTTCCAGTCTAAATTAAGATAAGACAAATCACCGTTTATGGACAATTCATCTTTGTATTTTTGAGTAGATTGCTCTCCTCTAGCATAAAGTCTTAGTTGGTGAAAGTTGTTTGAATTACTTAAATATCTATTACCACTAGTCCTACCCTGGTCAAACCACTCGTTTTCAATAGCTTGAGAAACCTGCAGGCCGTAATCCCAGCTTGCTTTCTCTTCGTCACTAACAACTTGGCTAGGAAAAGCACTATTGGTATTTGTGTATATCTTCATTTATTTTATTATTTTAGACATCGATCCTTTGTTGTCATATCTTTTTATTCCTAAATCGTAAACCTTTCTTTGAACCGGGCTTGATGGAGCGTACCTATGTTTGTTGCAAGCCATTAAAGCTAAGCCAGAGCTAATAGAAGCATCGTGCTTTGTTCTGTTGTTTATATTAAATTTAGCCCAGTCTTCTAATGTTCTTTGAAAATACATATCACCATATCCAGTTTCCTTTAAACCAACAAATAACTCAATGTATGTTTCAATTGCAGCAGCGTGTGCTTGCTTTATATCTTCACTTGAATTTGGTATTCCACCAAGTTCTCTTTCTGTGACCGATAGCTTATTGTAACTTTTATCTGGTCTATTTATAGAAAAACCTCTATAACCTCTTCTTTTAAAGTGGTATAATAATCTAGGTTTGTTATTCTCTGCTAGTATTGGCATTCCGTAAAACACGCAAGCCATTAATACATCTTCAAAAAATATTTCAGCGGTTTGTGGTCTAGCTATATATTCTAAAAAGAAATGATTTGGAGGTACGTCCTCCATGCTAAACTTAGTTAAACCATGTAAAGATCCATTAGAACCTCTTTTGTCAACCGTACCTGATATGTCATAACTGTCACAGCCAAAAGCTCCGCAGTGTTCATTACCTGGATATTTCAATCCACCCTTTATTATTACACGGTTTTGCAAATTAAAAGGTGGAACCCAAGAAACTCTGAACCTACCGTTTTTATTTGGTACAAATACAACCTTTGTGTCTTTTTCTCCGTTCTCCCATTGAAAACTTCCTTGAGTAACGTTTATTGAATTTTTAAGATCTTCATTAAAATCTATTTGCTCGTATATTTTTGTTAAATTAAATAAAGACTCTTTAGACTCATCTCTAAAAGCATGCTTAGTTGTGCGCGGAAACTGTCTATAAAATTCATTTAAACCGTCTTGATCTTGTTTTAATCCTTCTACTTCATTCTCCCAGTATTGTATAACACCTTGAGTTATTACATCACCTAAAGGTCCTTTTATTTCTTCTTTTGGAGTGTCGAATACAGGAAAGCCATAAGAGTCAATGTAACCTTCGTAGTTCCATTCCATAGGTATGAACAAACTATAGAGTCCTGAACGAGTCTGTCCATTGGCATTTCTTTGCGTAACATCTGAATCATTGTAAAGTTTTTTAAAGTTGTCTCCTCCTTTATCTAAAGCGTTTGAGGTTGAACCCATCATACACTTGCCTATAATTCTTGAA